AAGACAGTAATATATTCAGATACTATTACAATGGCCATACATTCTAAAATTTCAAGTGAATTATATAAAGATTACATAACCAAATCGACAGAAACTAATAAATAATTAATTTAATAATTTAATAGGAGAATAAGAATGAAACACATTATAGGTATGTTTATGTTTTTAGTATTGACTATATTTTTATCTGTCGGGTCAACTAATTTAACCGCAGATAATAACTTAAATATTACTGATATAGATTTAATTAAAATCTCACCACCATATCTACAAGTATACCATGCAGTTAATAAATATGCATCTCAGTATAATATTCCTATGGGGAATGCCTTTAGAACTGCTAACTTAGAAACAGGATATGATGGTCCGAATCAAATAAATTATAACCCATACCAAACATCTAATAGGGGTGCAGAAGGTCCATTTCAATTCTTATTGTCAACGGCAAGATATGTATCTGGTAATAAACAATTGTCCAGAAATGACATAAGAACAAATATCGAATTAAATACTGAACTTAGTATGAAATATCAAAGACAATTAAAAAATCAATATAAAAATTGGCATTATGTTTATGGGTATTATAATACTGGGTACAAAATAATAAATGATTATGCAAATAAAATAGTAAATTAAATGGAAAACACCATGAAATTAAATGAGAAACAATTAGTAGACAATTGGAAAAAATTATTATCAATTATAGAGGACACATTTGAAGGTCATAGAAAAGATAAATTATTAGCATTATATAATAGTAATGCTGAACGAATGATATTAGCTCCAGCTAGTGGAAGAGATTATTATCATGGTTCTTTTCCAGGTGGTTATGTTATTCATATACTAAATGTAATTAGTTTTTCACTACAATTACATCAACTATATGAACGGAATGGTTATATTCCAAACTATACCTATTCCGAATTAATATTTACAGCAATGAATCATGACCTAGGAAAAATAGGTGATGATGATGGTGAATACTTCATAACACACAATGAACGTTGGAGAAAAGAACGAGGGGAAATATATGTACACAATGGTAAAATACGTCACATGGATGTAGCTGATAGAGGATTATGGCTACTACAAAATGCCGGAATTAATATTACCCAAACTGAAATGTTAGCAATTAAATTACATGATGGATTATATGATGAATGTAACAAGTCATATTTAATAAATTATACTGAAGATAGACAGTTACGTGATGATTTGCCACATATAATTCATCAGGCAGATATGATGGCGACAATATTAGAAAAAAATAAATGGAAAAACGGAAAAAAGGAAAATAAATAATGAACATAATTGGTATAGCTCTGTTTACTTTAATTTTAATTATATTAATATTAACATATATAATTTATAATCTTTCTAAAAAAGAAAAGAAATACATACAAATAATAGAACAAAATAATTTAGTTATTGACAAAATTAATAATTATATGAATAATGCTTTAAATAATTTAAAAGCAATGGATTCTAGTCATGCATATGAAACCACCGATGAACTCGGTTGGTTTTTTACTGCGCTAAAAAAAGTTATAATCGATCTTAATAATTCAATTGCCAACACAGTAAATATTCCAGGTAATGACAATGAAGAAAAATAAAAAAACTAAAACTAGAATTTATATGGGTCCTGAGGTAGATGCTGCAATTGTAGAATATAATTCTACTAATGATTCAGTTCAAAGAAATATTATCTATAATTCAAAAATAAAATATTCTATTGAAAAATTGGCAGAAAATATTTTGAACAATTGGAAGTTTCAATATTTAACCGAAACATTTAGAAATAAAAAAGCAGAATTAGTTTCTCATTTTATATTAAATTTAGATAAATATTCTCCTGACAAGGGTTCAGCATTTACTTATTTTACGTATGCCGGAAGAAATTATTTAATAATTCATAATAAAAGTAATTATACTAAATTAAAAACTGAAATGTCAATTGATATTGACGAAAGTAATAATGGTGAAAATTATAATAGTAATTTGCAAATAGAAGATTATCATATAGAATATTCTGAAACACAAAAAGATAAACGCGAATTAATATTTCAAATTATAGAGTTTTTTGAAAAAAATATGAACATAATTTTTAAAAAGAAGGTAGATATATTAATTGCTCATGCTATTTTACAGCTGTTACACTCGTATGAAGATATAGAAAATTTTAATAAAAAAAATATTTACATTTTAATTAGAGAAATGACAAATAGCAAAGCACAGAATATAACTAAAGTCTTAAATAAAATGAAAGAAATTTATAAAACTTTAATATCACAGTATCTAAATAACGGTGAAATAAACATGGAATACAAAAAAATTAAAAATTCTAAAAAATTCTTTTAATATCATCTCTTAATTCCTTTCTTTTCAAGGGTCCTTTTGACCCTTTTTTTATTTTTATCTATTTATAAATACAAATCATAATATAAAAGTGTAATGGAATCTCTAGATAAAGATAGCAAAATATTTAAAAACAAATCACTCTCAGATGTAATGAGTACTATTTATGATAACAGTACTAAAAAACAAAAAATAATAGAATCATTATTGGAGAGTGTAAAAAGTACATTATCAAATATAACTGATATATCGGTTATACTGCCTATAATAAAAGATGTGTTAGATGTATCTGTAAAAAATGATGAGCAAATGATAAAACTTGCCGCAATAATACAACGTCTAATTCAACCCAGTAAAATAACAGGTGGGATAAATTCTGACCCATTTGAAATATTATCTGAATCAGAAAAAACTGCAATATTAAATAGAGCAAAAGAATTAGGTTCTATAGGTAGTAATCAGGAAATAGATGCAAAATTGAATAAATTACAGGCCGATATAAATAAGAGCAAAGAAATAGTTGAAACACAGAATAAAATGTTAATTGATAATATAGAACACAACCCAAATGGCATCATATCGTAATTTTGGATCAAATAGAAACTCTAGCAGAAATATAGGGGTATTTTCTAACTCGTCTACTATATCTAGTATAACATCCTTATATTCATCTCTAGATGGTTCTATATCTGAATTATATGCAGAAGTATTAGATATAGTTTACAATAGAGATTCTAAATACTATGTAACAGATCTAGATATAGGAAAAATTAGAATTAGATATTTTGGTGAATCTGCTACTACTATAAATTCTGAAAATAATACAGAATCCCCGATTTTCGCATATCCAATTTATTCTTATTTTAATTCATATCCGGTTATAGGGGAAACTGTACATATATTAGTTTTTAATGGAATAAATTATTATTCGACAGTAATGAATACTACACATCATGTTAATAATAATTCATTACCCAATGCTTCTGCAGTACCTTCAGTTGAAAGTAAAAGTGATACAACAAGTTTATATACATCTAATAGCTCTGCTAATACAAACACAAAGAAAAGTAATTCTAACGTTCCTATTAAAATAGGAAAAACCTTTAAATCTAGAAATTATATTCCATCATTATATCCTAATGAAGGTGATTTTATTATAAGTGGAAGATTTGGAAATTATATTAGAATAGGAAATAATCCTACAACAAATTCTCCTAACATTAAGCTTACATTATTACACAATGTAGATTCATCGTTAAGTAATAGATACATTTCCGAAGACAAATACATATTATCCAATTCAAATAAATATAATAGTTATATTTGGTTGTTGAGTGATGAAATAGTAAATATTAATTCTGCGACATCTGGTAAATCTATATTTTTAAAATCATTCAATAAAAATATAAGTAATTATAATAGAAGTCAAATAATATTAAATAGTGAACGTATTATCATAAATTCTAGTCTATCTGAATTATATTTGTTTTCGGGTGGTGGTATATCATTAAATACAAATCAATCAATTGCAATAGATGCTTCTAAACCTATTAATTTATATAGTGACACCGGAATTAAACTTTCTTCTAACAATGTTAATGTGATAGGCAATAAAATTACACTTGGCGATGGAGATAACTTACATCCAATTGTATTAGGAGATGAATTAATTACATTATTAGGCAAATTGATTGATGAAATAACACAAATCACAGTTGCAAACGGCTCAGGCGTTACTGGTTTCCCTTTAAATTCTGTAAAATTGTCATCAATCAAGTTAGAATTCAATAAAATATTGAGTAAAATAGTAAAGACTAAATAATGGTTAAATGGTCATCTGTTATAAAAAAGATGTTAGATACATTTATTAACAATAAATTATCTCCACGTATACCTAAAAATATTAATGGTATAGATACATTTGAAAATGAAAAAATTATTTCAAAACAAATCGCCATAATGATTAGAGATGAAATTCTTAATAATGTGACAGATATCTATAAAAATAAGATATTACTTATTAGTAAGGCATCGTTTAATTCTTTTATAGAAATAATTTATGGGCATGCAATACGAAGTAAATTAACCGGAAAATCTGAGTATTTGATATTAGGAATTACTAGTGGATTAAGTTTACTATTATTAGAATGTAAAATGGAATATACATATACTCCAATTATACCGGCAGGAACGGGAATAAGTAATATTATTCTGGGAGGCGGTATACCTATAAAACGTGAAGTTGATATAAATACGGATCCGTCTAATTTTGTACGTCAGATAAGTTCTATAATACAAGTACAATTATCGCAGGTTACTGGGATCATAAATTATATGACTCCCAATGGCACTCCAATGACAACACCATGGACAGGTCTAAAGTAAATTTTATAATAAATCCAATTTAATATATTTATAATAAAAAAGGAATATCTTATGAATAAGAAAATAGTTAGGGTAATTGATGAACTCATTAAAAGTAGATTAAAACTATATTTGAATTCTAATGAATTTAAACAAAAATTAACAGAAGCTACTCATAAAGAAATAATAAACATATTATTAGAAAATTCAAGTAGTATTAAATCAAATATAATAGAAACTGCATCTGTGCCTGTATCTAAACCTATTAAAAATTTTCCAAAATTACCTACAAATAATAGATTTACAAAAGATAATGTATTAAATTCAATATTAAATGATACTGCAAATGACCCCGTGGGAATGAGTAAATTGGATTATGGTAATCCACTTGTTTCTCCAAGTTCGGTTAATATTCCTAAAAGTAGTAAACCGTCTATGACAAATCTAATCATGGAAGATGATGCAATATTATCAGAATTTAATAGTGTAAAAAATAGATTACAACCTAATATCAATAACGCTGAACAAATTGATCTAAAATCAATAGGTCAGTTAGAAATAGAAAATATTAATACAGATCAATTAATGGAATCTATGGCAGAAGACCCTAGATATTCGCATATATATAATGCATTGAATAGAGATTATAGTGAATTACTAAAAGTAACAGATGATAAAGTTAAAAATAGAAGACCCGTATTATAATAATGAAAGCAATAAACATAGCATGGCCAATACAGAAAGGAAATTCCGGATTTTTTAGACAGACCTTTGATTCTATAGATGCCATAAAAAGTAAAATAAACATTTTATTCAATACTATGGAAAATGAAAGACCATTTAATCCGGATTTTGGGTTAGGCTCATTACGATACGTATTTGAACCATTAACTGATGAATTATATACAACAATTCAAAATAAAATTGCGGATAAAATAAATCGGTATATACCTGAAATTAATATTGTATCTATAGAGTTAGATACTACCGATGTCATATTAGATTCAAACAGATTGATTATTAAATTATATTTTTCACAAAAAACAAATCCATCGGTCATAGATAATATAACCGTATAACAGAGAACTATATGCAAACAAAAAATATAATAAAAGATATTTCATATTTAAATAGAGATTATATCAGTTCTAGAAATGCACTCATTGATTTTACAAAGGTATATTTTCCTAATGAGTATAGTGATTTTTCTGATGCTACTGTGGGGATGATGTTTAGAGAAATGGCAGCATATGTTTCTGATGTATTGTCATTATATACTGACACACAATTAAAAGAATCATTTTTACAGACATCTACAGAATTATCAAATATAATAAATCATGCACAGTCAATGGGATATACACCAATCCTATCTTCAGTATCTAGTACGTTTTTAGATGTATATCAATTGATACCATCAACAGGAGTAATAAATTTTGAACCAGATTGGAAGTATGCTTTAAAAATATCTGACATACAAGTCTCATCTAAAACATTTCCGAATATTAAATTTTATTCAGATGAAATTGTTGATTTTTCAGTAACTAGCTCGAATGACTTAGAAATTAATACGTATAGATTAAATCAAAGCGGAGACAGAGTTGAATATTTTTTATTAAAGAAAAGTATTAGAGTTAATTCCGGAACAATAGTTTCCAAGCAATATACAATTGATAGTCCACAGGCGTATTTAACTATAACTCTTCCCGATGACAATATTATAAACATTTTAGATATATACGATTCTAATGGTAATAGATGGTATGAAGTTCCATACTTAGCACAAGATATAATAACCGAAGATGTTCCAACAAATAATATTTCTCAATTCAGTAATACAAAAGATATAGTACCGTTTTTATTGACATACAAATCAACTTCTAAACGATTTATTAAAAGAATAAATTCA